CACCTCCTCCGAGCGGCAGCCCCCAGCAGTAATCCCTCTCTCTGGTTTCACTAGTGTAGAGGGATTATAGGTCCTGATTGATAGCTCGTCTAGTAAACTAGACTCACTCAGTACCTTACTAATAAGAAATACATTCTCTCCTACTGCTCTTTTTAGGGTGGTAGGAGAGGTGTACTTTTTCATTTAGCAATAAGTCAAATCGATTTCGTATTTCTGATTAATCAATCGACAGGAGTTCACGATACAATGGAATATCGAGGTCTTGACTTAACTGAGAATGTCTTTATATTAAAACCAGAACAATACACAAGGCATTTAAATCCCATTGGTCAGTACGTAGACCAGCAGGCTCAGTTTCTCTCCATTATGCGTAATTACCCATTAGACAAAGCACGTCAATGGGTAATGAAAAACATTCGTAAAGACGGTAAGTTTCCTCTACGTAATCCTAAAGTCGTTTACGTGCACAAAGACGAGAATGACGATAGGGTAAAAGGAGAAACCACCCTAGTCCATTACTTAAAGGATGCCTTTGCCAATGAAGAAATCATGGCAGCTACCTTTACTACCTTCTTACCCCACAAGGTAAAACTCTCTTATCTGTCCGAATACGTAGACGTTAAGAAACCAGAAAGAAGTAAGTTAAAGAAACGCCAGTTCCAGATGAAACAAGAAGGCAACTTTGTAGCCATGGCGTTTGCTAATAACGGACAGAATAACATTAAACGAAACTTGAATAGTATATCAGGAGCTTCTTCATTAGCCTCTACTGCTATTTACATGGCTTCTATGCACCCAGTATTGACTTCTAATTGTCGAATGACTTCTGGGTATGCTAATGCCAACAATGAAAAGCTATTAGGTGGTAATCGCCATTACCACAATGCGGATATTACGATCAATAACCTAGTAGCACTAACCACCAATATTGATGTAGAGAATATAAGACAAATACTGGATAAATACCATCTCTACGTACCCGATACAGAAGAGCTTTTCGAATACATTCTAAACTCTACTCGTTTGTATTGGAGGTGGCCTGAAAAGGAAAACCTGATTAAGGAGTTTATCAGTAAGTGTAGTCGTGAGCAAAGAGCCGCTATTGCTTTCATTTACGACTTAAATGCTTTGCGTATCTACAACGAATCATTTACTCGTGAGTTCATTGGTGGTTTAGCTAGAAAATGTAATCCCATTGAAGGCATGTCCGTTGAAGAAGCACAAACTATTTTCAATAAGTCTTTAGAAGAAATTAAGCTGGTAGCCATCCAGATTTGTTCGGAAGAAGTAAAAGGATTAAAGGAATCCCAATACATTGGTACAGAGACCATTCTAAAGATTGCTGCCTCTATTATCAACATCTACGAAGTCTTTGTTAAGTATAAGGATTACATCCAAACCTTCTTAAGGTCTTCTCACCTACCTGGTTCATTAGCCCAATTCCCCAGTAGTTTAAGAAAGATTGTGTTGATGTCAGATACCGACTCCTCTATCTTTACTACTAAACACTGGACTAATTGGTTTTGTGAAAACAAGAGAACTAAAGAGAAAGCCACGCCTGTGTTTGCTACCATGGTTATGTTATCTAGTTTAACATTGAAACATCTGTTGGCCACTATGTCAGGTAACCTAGGGGTAGAAACCAAACGTATCTTCACGATTGGCATGAAAAATGAATTCGGTATGCCTACTCTAGTGAATCTAAACCGTACCAAACACTACATCTATACGGTAGATTACCAGGAAGGCAACGTGTATAAGGAAATGTCTCTGGATAAGAAAGGTGTTCACTTGAGAAACTCTAACTCTCCACAAGAGATTATTGAACACGCCGAAGACATCATGAAGAGACTCTTCTATCTTTACAATGAAGAGAATAAGAAGATTAAGGTAATCGACTTATTAAGAGAAGTAGGGGATGTAGAAAGGGATATTTACAAGAATGTAAGAGAAGGTGGAATTAAGTACTTTAGACGAGCCCAGATTAAGAATCCTGAATCGTATAAGGATACACCGGATAGAGAATCCCCTTACGTCCATTACTTATTCTGGAATGCGACATTCGGTAAGTACTATGGTGAAGTGAGTGAACCGCCTTATTCTGCTGTGAATGTGAAACTGGATATTAGTTCCGCTAAGGCGACTGAAGACTGGTTAGCCGGATTTGAAAATCAAGACTTGGCTAATGCTATTCGTGAGAACCTAAAACAACGTGGTAAGGATACTGTAGGCAGTGTATCTGTACCCATGGAATTGTTTTTAGAGAAACCCCTACCTAAAGAAATAGTAGAACATGTCGCTACACGAGAGCTGATAGCCAATATCTGTTCTCCTTACTATATTGCTTTCGAAGCAGTAGGTTTATTCTACTTAGACAAAAACAACTCTAAACTGATTAGTGACTTTTACTGAGTATCAGTAAAAGCAGCGTTACTACGCTAGTAGTATAAGCTACTTTTATTAGAGAACTGAGCACTATACTCCTTACTACCTTTATTGGGTAGTAAGGAGTATAGATTATTTTAAACCTATATCATTATTGTGTAGAGGAAGGGTTTCTTCTACTCGTTAGACTAGTCTAACATTCAATCTAGTAAAAGGTTCAATATATGGAAAACAAAAACCTTATCCTTTTAACGGCTACTGCACTGGCAATTGCTACCGTTACCATCGTCTCTAGCACCACACTGTTAGCCAGCTTACTAAAGCTGTCTCTTGACAATATAGAAGGACCATTCTTCCTTTGGTTACTGTCCACCATGATTTCCTTAGGCTCTGGTATTATTCAGGTCTTGGTAGTCGTTAATAGCATCTACATTGGTGCTAAACTATTGGAGATGTATCAAGAGTAATACAGTACTCTCTACTACCCACCATCGGGTAGTAGAGAGTATATCCATCAGTACATATTTTTTAAATACTCAATCTCTTCAGTGTAATAGGGTTTCAATTCAGCTATCTTGTAGTCATTGAATACCTTACCATTGATTACCTGTTGTAATTCGTATTTCATTCTTACCACGTATTCTTTATTCACTAACCTATCTTCTCTAGCTGGAGTCATTAAACAGTGTTTAATAAAACGACCACAAGCTAGTAGATATACCCATTTGTTATTACGAGTAAGAAAGGTTTGTGGTGTGTCGTTAAAGTCACGAGCACTAACATCATCTATACCGATTACGTTATCGCAATAGGTCTGGATATTGAAACTGTTCTTACGACACAATTCAAATACCGATTTAATGTTGTCTTCAGCTTCTTTAAAGTTGTTATTGATGTAGAATGAGGTTCCTACGTAATCAATTGTCTTAGGCATGAATTCATCGGTCATTAGACAATGCTGATTGATAACAACCTGATTGAAGTGAGAAGCTAAAGCATTAGGCAACACCACCATACCTAAGAAGTAGCCCACATCAGGTACTTCATGGCTGGGGTTGACCATCTTAATCTTCTTGTGGTGCTTATACCAAGCCAAGTATTGCATGTGTAGTAGATTAATATCGATTTCGATAATACTTAATCCTGGAGACTCTACGTAATTCTTAGGTGTCATGAGGTTAAAACTAAAGTGAGTTTGGTTGTGTCTCAGTATCCTAACAGGAGACATTTCACTCCAGTTGCTTTTAATATTCTCCCACTTCCAGTTATTGTCTACCTGCACAATAACCTCAGTTGAGTTGATGCCGTAGAAATTACCGTAAAATAGTTTTCCTATTGCCCTATCTGATGTGAAACCAAAAGCATTACCGTGCTTAAATGCTCGGTTGTATATGTAGGTTTCTACGTATTCATCCGGTAATGCCTTAGGCATACCGAAGGATTGAATGAGTTTATAGAGGACGTGATTGGATTGTACGTAGTAATAGTTATTGCGATACCAATTCAATGCCCTCTGTAGTCTTCTGTCCAATAGTCGATTAGCAAACCCTAGTTTATATAACCTAGGATTCTGAAAACGACTCTTTATACCAATTAAGTTAAACATGTTGTATAGTAACCTAAATTATATAGAAAATGGAGGGATTTTAGTCATATGCTTTTTGCACCCTTTCACCGGATAAGAAAGTTTATCAGGTACTAGGTGGTATATATGATGAAAATCACTATTGTCTCTTCCTAAACCGAAGAGACGCAATGGGAGAGAATATCTCTCGCTTTTGAAACAGTCTACTTTTACCCTATTTTAGCCTCTACTCTTTCATTAGGGTGGAGGTCTATACTACAGTATGTTTTCTCTATACTGTAGGCTAGTTTGATATAGAGACGTATTCCAAAGGAATACGCTCTGCAGCGACTAGACCTCTGGTCTAGTGAGCTATGGCTACTAAACCTAATTGGGATTGTATTCCAAATAAATTTAGTACTATATCATTATCGTGTAAATGGTAGGGAGAGCTTTCTAATTAGAATCCACTTCCTTATTTACAAAAGTCGACTCTTGTATTAACCAGCCTAATTTAGTAAAGGAAACCTAAAAATGGCAATTATCGATAACCAAGAAAACAAAAAACAAGCACCTCAAGCTCAGGCTCAGCAGCAACAGCAGCAGCCTGAAGTGAAAGAGGTTAGCCCGCAGGATACCGGTGAAGTGAAAAGCTACTTCTCTGGTGCTTCTAAATTCATGTTCTCCGACCAAGGTACCGTATTCGGCATGAACTTGGATGTGATTAACGATGGTCTGATGAAATTGGAGAAAACCATTGACGAAGTGGTGTCTACCCGTATCTCCAATGCCAAAATCGAAATCGGTGCGATTCCGCTGGACCACCACAACCACCGTCTTCTGCCGCTGGATGTGATGTTGATTGTTGCTCGTCGTCGTGACATTAACGCTATGGCTGTATACGCTATTGCCATCGCCAATTCCGATGACGTATTGACCACCATCCAAACAGACGAAATCAATGGTCGTCGCTTTAATGTGGACATGTTCCCGTCCCAAATCTTCAACGAAAAAGAAATCAAAGCCTTGTTCGTTGAGAAAGCAAAAGAGAAATACGGCAACGAAGATGTCGTGTATGCTGGTGGCTCTATCCTGTATGCTGACCAAACCGACTTCACTGACCAAGACGTGGTATTGAAAATCTTGCTCAATGCCGTGGCAGCTGACATCACTGCTTCTTTCGCACAAGAGTCTCGTGCTATTGGTCGTGTAGTAGACCTGAACATCGGTCAACACGACAAAGAAGAAGAGCTGGTTTGCGAACGTAAAATCATGAACGGTACTGTATTCGACGAATACAACCGTCCTGTTCGTGCCGACTTCATGTTTACTATTAACTCCAACAACCTGTCTACTGCACCTAACGGTAAATTCAACACCCAAGTGGCTTCTAAAGAAATCACTTCAGTTACCGGTTTTATCGACGTGCTGATGGTTTCTCCGCAGAATGCTGTAAACGGTTCTCCCTGGTCAAGCACTACTTCTCCTTGGGACCGTATCCAGTATCAAGACCAACAGGGTAAACCCAGCAAACAGATGTACGCCACTAACATCGTGTTCACTTCACTGAACCCCTCTCGTTATCAATCTATCGGTAACATGGTTTGGTCTCTGGCTTGCGGTGTGGCCGCGTCTTGGGATAAATACTGGTGGGTATGCGAAGGCCTGAATCCTTCTAACCAACCTCCGCAAACCAATATCCACAGTGTAGCTGGTTTGGGTTACGAAATCTCTGCTGCATTGCGTCTGCAAGAATTTGCTGCTCTGCCGGTAGATTCTCCTGAATTCAATGCCCAACAGTGGAATGACTACATTCAGGAATACTTCACTCCTCGCTTCTCCTTCTCTCTGGAAGTAGCTGAAGCTTCTGCAGGTCAGTGGAAATACGAGCCCTTCCTGCGTGCTGCTTACGAAAAAGAAGAAGACGTATTGAAAGTAGGTTCTGCTAACCACATTCTGTTGGCTCACACCGACCGTCTGTGCGATGGCAAGTTCCTGGAAATCTATCGTCGTATGGGTGGTAGTGGTCGCGTATGCCGTACTCTGGACCGTCGCGTAACCTTGATGGGTCAGTACCACAACTCCGTAACCAACACTACTCGTTCCATCCAGGACTTCGACCGCCGCTTCCTGTTGAATCTGGTGAATGGTCGTCCTGAACAAATGGAATTGGTACGTGACTGGACCATGGCTCAGGTAGAAGAAAACCTGAAACCTGAACAACGCATTGGTATCCAGCAAGAAATCGTACGCCAAGTAGCCGCTCATGCCAAAATCAATGGCTATGGCTTGCGCGTAGACTTCGCAGATATCTAC